TTTTCCGCCTGCCTTAGTGTATTTCAAGAACTCGTCTGCCGCACCTTCAATATCGCCGCGAAGAACCTTCTGACGGAGGGTTGAGCGCTGTAGTGTTCCCAAACCAACATTAAAAGCAAAAGAGACGAGACCATCGAAATTGCCTTGGGTAAGACTAACTGGGCATAGAGTTGATACACCCCGCTCAAAACGAGCCAAATCTGCTCTAAGAATTGCATCAACTTCCTCCATTGGGTAAACACGGTTATCTTCTGGGCGTAGCTGAATAGCCATACGTTGGTCTACGGGCAACCTAGCCTGTGAGTCATACATCAAGTGCCCAACGCCCACAGTCCATAGGTATACCGAGTCCCGATAAGGCTTTTGCCTTACGCCCTCATGGTGTTTGATGTCCTCAATACATCGCTGGCTTATGTTCATTTCTTCTCAAAAGCCTGTGAACCAAACCAGAACGCAACGATAGAAGCCCAGATTAACTGAGTATCGTTGTCCCACAACTGATCCAAACACTCGCTAAATGGCACATTGGAGTGCCATGCGTACAGAAATCCTGCAACGTCTACAAAGACCAACAACAAGAACATTCCATAGGTCAAAGTAGGGCGCACCATAGCGCGGGCATTGATAACCCAAGTAGACGCGCCCTTGCTAATCTCAATATCATGCGCGTATAAAGCCTGACGCTCTTGCAGTTTTGCATTAACCATAGCCACGTTCGCCTGCTGTGTTGCCACCTCGGCTTGGACTTTAATCTCGTCTAGGTGGATGGCCTCAATGTGTTCTTGGGACTCCAAGCCAGCCTTCTTCAAAGCCAACTCCCGCTCGGTCTGCATGGAAGCAAGCGCTAATTCATGTGCTTTGTCAGCACGGTCTTGGAAAAAGTCCAACAGTTTGGGCAAGCCCCCCATGAGGAAGGAGAGTAGGGTTGAGAGTAAAGTTAACATTATTTTTCCTTTAGTTCCTGTTTCAATTTACGCAACTCTTTGATTTCTCTTTTGAGTTGTGCTTTCATGTATAGGGTTTCTACGTATGCCATTGAAGTTACGCCCACTACTAGACATAACGCCACCGCAGTTAAAACCCACCCGACAAGACGCGCAGTTGCCACATCATCCACCCAAAAAATAAAGATATGAACATCACGGCAATCACCCCACTTACTGTTTCAATTAACTGAATCTCGTCTTGCTCTTTTTTCCACCTTGCCAGCCTAGCCTTGCGGATAGTTTCTGACCTAGCCCATTCCTGCTCTTGCTCAATCTTCTTGTACATCTTCAAGAAGCGGGAATACAAATCCTTCAACTCTGCTGGCGCGTAGACCATAGCCTCACGCACCTGCTCCATCAACTTCTCTAACTGCAACTCAATCAGCGCACGCTCAATCGCTTTCTTGCTGGTGTTCTGGGTTGGGTCGTAGTTAGTCTTTGAGTTCTCCTCTAACTCAAGGTAGTGATTGGTAATCTGCTGTTGTGTGTCAAAAAGAACCCCGAGGTTGTCGCCAATGTCTTTGATAAGTTTGAGTTCAAGTTCTTCGTAGGACTGCTGGGCTGCGACTGCTTTGGCTTTCGCTTTTGCCACAGGCTTGGCCTCGGCAGGCTTGTCTGACTTAGACTGTTTAAACAGCCCAATAAACCAATTCCAAATGCCTTTGATGGCTTTGACGTCTGCAAGGACGCCTTCAACAGTTTTCTTTGCTCCCTCAAGTTCCATGCGTCCTTCATGGAGCATGGCACATCCTTGCTTGATAAAGCCGACAGCAGCCTGAGCCGCCATAAGGAGAGAAAATGGGTCCACATCTTAATACTTAATGATGTAATAAATACCAAGATATGGAGATATGGTGGTTGCTGCCGTGCCAGAACCAGAGCCTGTTCCAGTTGTACCGGATAGGTTGTGGGTGTGGTCTAGGCTTGAGTTGTTGTTACCAACATACGTGCCATAGTCTGCGCTTCCTAAAGAGAATGGGTTAGACGCATTACCACCGTTATTCTGTCCACCGTCCGCAACATAGTGATACCCGCTTGAACCCAAAATATTGTGGTTGTGGGTCAGTGATGAGTTGTTGCTACCGGTCGTTGCGCTGAATGTATGGGTGTGGGTTGGTACGTTCGCTTCTACAAGAGTCGTAGTTGCCGAACCGCCTGTGGATGCAAGGGTATACGTCCCGTTTACACCAATAGGCATTTTCCCGGAGAAATTAGGAATGTTAAATGTTGTAGTTCCGTTTCCAGCGCCAAAGGTTGTGCCATATACAGCAAATAATGCTGCGTATGTGGTGCGTGAAACAGCAGAACCATCGCATATTAAATAACCAGAAGGAGCGGAAGCAACACCCCACATCTTGATTTCGCCCGTCAATCCTGCAGCCTGTACGAAAGCGGTTGTGGCTATCTGTGTTGTGCTCGTTCCAGCAGATGCTGTCGGTGCGGTTGGTGTGCCGCCCAAATATGGAGACAGCAGGTAGTTTTCAGCAATGACAACGTCCGTTCCGTTACAGACTAAAGCAGCCTTGTAACCGTTTGGAATAGATACGCCTGTTCCGGCGTTAACCTTGACAGTGATTGCATAGCCACCGCTGGTATTGTTATAGACAAAGTACAGTTTTTTGTTGGTAGGGACAATCAAACTTCTGGCGGCGGTCAGCGTGCCAGTGCATTCAATAGTCATGTTTCTGGGCGTAGCAGATGCGCCGGGTGTCATGGTCAGGGTCTGGTCTGAGTCAGCCATCGCCTGAGTTACATAGCCAGAAATAGCCTGCTCAACCAGCGTGCCCAGATTGGAGTTGGTTGTTGTTCCCCAGTTACCGGCTTGGTCACCAGAGCCAAGCAGTTCTATGGCTAGGTTGGTTGAGTACGTACTTGACATGGATTACCTCTACTGTGGGTTATTGATTAGTTGCCAGCCTGCGGATTCTGTTGTGTTTACCACTGTCCAGCCCGGCGTCTCAGTGTTGTTGATTACCGCCCAGTTTGCCGTTTGTGCGTCAATGATTTTGATCCAGCCAGATACCGACTGATTGTCCGCCATATTAAGGTTCTCGGCAATAAAGGCTACGAACCCAGCCTGTATTGCTATAGCATCAGCGTTGTTAATTCCCTCAACAATTGAGAAGAAGTAGTTAAAGACAACGAAGTCCCCAACGGTGATTGGCTCAGTGATAGCGTCTAGGGCAGCAAAATATTGAGCGCTGGTGTCGGCTATGGTGATTGGTTCGGTTCTGCTGACCGCGAATTGCCCAGTGATTGTTGGGGTATCCGCTAGAGTAATCGGCTCTGTTCTGGATTGCAGGAAGGCTGACTGCTGGGTGCTGGAGTCGGCGAGGGTGATTGCCTCGGTCACGCTTCCAAAGAAGTTTCCGCCTAAGTCGTTTGCGACTTGGGTTACCCCGATGTTCTCGGCTATGGACTGCAAGAAGGTGGAAGATTGACTGCTGGAGTCGGCAGACGTAATGGCTTCAGAGATGGATAAGACGAACGCAGACCCGCCAAGACCGGCAAAGGTAGATTGGGCAAAGGCAGCGTATCCGAACATTACTCGTCCGCAGGCTCAGGCGTGTTGCCTTCAGCCACCCACTTTAAATAGGCTTGGTAGTCTGTGTTAGCGGGGTCAAATGGGATATAGGCGTTGTCGGATACACGCTTAATTACATTTTTGTCTTCTGTTAATTTATACATTTTATAACTCCGCACTTACATAAATTCTTCCATTTGAATTACTACTAGAACCGCTCAATGCTGTTGGCGTTCCAATTGCAAAACTTGCTCCAGTTGACCAATACATTCTTGAATTCAAAGTAGAGACTTCAGCCGCACCCATTGATGTTGGCGCAGTTCCTACTGCCACACCTCCAGTGTAATAAGCCACTTGAAAATCAGAAAGCGTAGATGAAAATGTAATCGTTGGATTTGCCCTAGTAGTAACTGGATAAACTAATAAACATTCACCGCGATTTGCTGTGTCGGGAAAACCATATCCAACTCTTTGATTATTACAATTACCACCCCAAACAAAGCAATACCTCTGACATAACTGCAACTCAGTCCCATAAGGTCTGTAATCAAACGATGTTGCGGTACTGCCTTTTTCTAGTTGTACGCCTGTGATGTAGAAGGTTGCGCCATTTGTGCCGACTACGCTTGTTGCGCCTGTGGCTGATGCGTAGTAAGTCCCCGCCCATGCTCCAGCAGTTCCGCTATAAGTAGAACCAACGCCTAATCCCCAAGAAACAGTAATTCCTACTCCGTTTGTGCCAGCCCATGTACCACTTGTATCGCCAGCAATAGTGATGGTTTTTTGTTCCCAAGTATTAGCGGATGAAATTGTGTACGTAAATGGATATGAACGGCTACCATTTGAATTAAATAACGCACCGCCAAAAGTTCCAGTTAAAGAACTACGCACCCAGAAAGACAAAGTTACCGCAGACGCATTAGCAGTACCCCAATTTAAATCATTTGTGTTGTACGCTTCAATGTTTTGTCTAAGAACAAACTGTTCTGCCGCGCCTACTGTATAAGCACTTTGAGAAGTTACAAGCAAAGAAAAATTAAATCCTGTTGGATAAACGCTTGTGGATTGAGATACAGAAAATTTACTTGTTACAGATGAAACGCCTTGGAATCTATCTAAAGTGTATTCGTTGTTGTTTGTAACATTCCCACTCCAGCCACGCTGATTTATTGCCATCGCACCATTGATGATGCGGTTCTTAAACCCTGTGTACTGGGCGTATGTACCCAGCAGACCTTGATCGACAACGGTAAGCGCCATTATTTATTCCCCTTTTGTCTTTCCCATTGCTTATAGGTAGCAGACCTAATTTTCGCACGGTACTCTTCAGTTATGTGATTGTTTATTCTGCCAAGCAACCAGCCATCAGCCAACTTGCCATCTACGTCTTCCAGTTTAACTTTGGTCTGCACTAAACCATTATTCATCCATTTGCCAGTACCAGTAGGGCGCAACTTCTTTGTTGCCTTCATCTTCTCTACTGACTCTACTGTTTGTGGATGAGGATTAGTTTTGTAATATTCTTTTAAGGTCGCAGATGTTTTACGCTTTGCCTCTTCTGACCTAATCAGGTTGTATGGGCCATCGCCACCGTCTGACAGGTTGTACAGCGATCCAGTCTTGTCAAACTTCTTGCCAAACAATGCAACCAAGAACCGCTCTATGGCGAATGCCGCCTCATGGGTGCTTACCTTAATTTTGCTAATAATTGGCTTTAACCCAAGTGCTTTTAACTTTCTGAGTTTTCCAGCCAATGCTTTGTTTGTCTTTGCAGACGGGGCCATATGGGATGTCGCACGGTCACGCGAACCCTTACCAGCATAAAAAGGTATGTTGGTTACAGGGTCAACGTAGATGTACGCATAGACCATTATTGGTTCTCCTCTGCGGGCAATGGTGTGTTGCCAGCCTCAAGCCAGCGAAGGTATTCTTGGTAGTCGGTGTTGGCGGGGTCAAATGGAATGCAAGCGTTATCGCTTATTCGGATTACTTGGTTTGAAAATCTTGTTAGTTTGTACATTTATAACTCCGCATTAAAAGTAAGATATCCAGAACCGCCACCTCTTATACTGTAAGAACCTGTACTCGTAACAATTACATAAACGTTATACCCTTTTACATCTGCTATTAAAAGTGGCCCAGTACCATTAATTACTGACCATGTGCCATTTGAAGTAATTGTTGGAGTTGTTCTCATAGGTACAGGATAGTAATAATATGCAGAACCAAGTGCACTTCCAGTTTGATAGCCACTACCATAATAAGCATATCCAGCAGTTGCATCAGACAAATAGAAATACCGCATACAAAGTTGCAACTCCGTACCGTACTGGCGGTACTCAAATGGGGATGCTGTTGTCCCTGCTTCTAGTTGCACACCTGTGACATACCATGTGGCTCCGTTGGTAGCGGGAACTTGAACAGCGCCAGTTGCGCCCCAGTAATTACCTGATGTCCAAGTGTTTGGTGAAATGCTTGCAGATGAACCTGCCGCAAGGCTAAAGCAAACCCGCATTCCGTTTCCATTTGTTGTCAGCCAAGTGCCGACTGTTGGACCAGTAATAGTTACGGTTTTGTATTCCCAAGTATTTGCAGAATTGATTGTGTATGTGTATGCATATGTATATGTTGTTGGGCTATTTTTAATCGTCCCAGAAAATGTTCCAGTAAGACTTGAGTAAACCCAAAAAGACAAAGTTACATTTTTAGGGCTTGTACCGCCCCAACCCAAATCTGCAATGTTGTAGCCTTCAATATTTTGGATAACACCGTAAGTATCCGATGCATTGATTGTGGTTGCGGCAGTAGATGTATATTTCAATGAATATGTAAATCCAGCGGGTGCTGTTGAAACTTGTTGAGAAGTTCCAGTTCCGTCTGTTTGCATATTCCATAAAAATCTATCAACACCAAACTTTCCATCGTTTGCAGAAATACTAGCCCCTGCGTTTCTCTGGTCTATGACCATAGCGCCATTGATGATGCGGTTTTTATTTGGGCTTGTTGACCCGTACTGAGCGATTGCGACTGCATTAGTCATGCTGGTACTCCGTGATTGGCATATGCGCCGTGAACCATTTCTCTGGCAAGTTCAATAAATTCTTTTGCATCTTCAAAGGTTTTAAACGTGCCAAGAAATTTGCGTTTACCGTTGTAATTTATGTTGGCTTGATAGCCGTGTCCATCTTTAAGATGATGAACACCTTTACATCCAGATTTGTTGTTCACTTGAATTTTGGCGTTGTATGCGTTTGTCTGTATAACTGCTGCACGTAAATTTTCTGGTCTGTTATCAGCAACATTACCATTGATATGGTCTACGCATTCTGGGTCTTCTTTATGCGTAAGCAAATAAATAACCCTGTGTACTGAGTAAACTTTGCCTTTGTGACCAAACTTTAAGTACCCCTCATTATTGGGGCAACCAACTATTTGACCAGCCTTGGTTCTTCTTGCATCAATCAGACGCACAAGGTTACCGCCCTCCACTTTAAAGTGTTTGGCAAAGTCATCGTAGTCCAATGGCAATCGTTTTAAGAGGGTCATGCTAGTTGTTCCTCAGTTGGGCGTGGCAATGTTGGGTGTTCCCACTTGGCTATGTAATCGCCTTTGCCGTCAGAGTCGTTTTGAAGAAGAATTACAGTCATAAAGTCATGGTCTGTAAGTTCTGGATATAGGGTTTTGATTTTTTCTAGTAATGTCATATTAAATCCTTGCCAATACTGCTTGAAAATAAGACCATGCACCAGTTCCAGAAACATAAACAGGGCTAGTAGCAACAATAACTCCATAAAGAGTTATGTAATCAGATGTCCCATTCATGTAAATTAACGCACTTACTGGCAAACAATATTGAGAAAAAGAACCACCAACAATAGCAAAACCACGCTTAAACTCTGAGCCATTTTTATAAATTGATATGTTCATTTGACTACCAGAAGTACAAGTAGCATTTATTTCGCCATTTACTTGGTAATAACCAGCCACATTTGGAGCAAAAGAATACGCTGGAACAGAAATACCATTTAATGTTGTAGTGCTTCCAGTATTGTTGTATGCAGTAGCAGTATCAAACTCTTTTGTTTGCGCTGATAATGCAGTCCAAGTGCTTGATGTTACAGATTGGTTGGATGTAGCCAAATAAGCACTAAACGCTGGCATATTGCCACTAACCATCATTGTTCCAGTTACCGCTGGCACAGTTATATTTCCCGCAGTGCTAGGGATGGTAGACAAAGCCGCCAAGTTAGAAGACGAAACAGACGCAGGGCTGTTTGGTATCGCATTCAACACCGAACT